GGACCGGCGCGGGGCACCTTCGAACGCCCCGGAACGAGTTTTTTCGTACGAGGGGGGTGGAAAGGTGGTGATCGAATGGAAAAAGTAGACAAAGAAAAGCTCCGAAAGAAAGAATTGTCCAAGCTGAACCGGATCTTTAAGAACCTGCCCAAGGAGAAACAAAAGCTGGCAGAGGGCCTAAAATCACAAGCTGCTTTCATGGTCGCCACATTGGCCGAGTTGCAAGAGATCATGAACAAGGACGGCCCGGTGGAATTGTTTGAGCAGGGATCACAGCGGATGTTGCGCGAACATCCGGCGGCCAAGACGTATAACACGATGGTCCGCAACTACACATCCGTCTGCAAAGCATTGTTTGACCTCTTGCCCGAGGAGGACAAAAACAAAACGGTAGCAGATGAGCTGATGGAGTTTGTCAAGGGTGCGGCAAAATGAAGAACTACATCCTTGAGTACTGGGCCAAAATCGAATCCGGGGAGATACAAGCCTGTAAACGGCTGAAACAGCAGTATCAAAAACTGGTGGACGAGATACACAACCCGCGAGATCCGTGGGTTTTTGATTTGAAGAAGGCAACACAACCCATCGAGTTCATCGAGCGATTTTGCAAGCACTCGAAAGGCAAGTGGATCGGCAAGCCGGTTAAGCTGGAGCTGTTTCAGAAGGCCAAGATTCAGGCCGTATATGGTTTTGTCCATAAAGAGACAGGGCTCAGGCGATGCCGTGAAGTGTTCACACTGGTCGGTCGGAAGAACGGGAAGTCAACCGAGAAGGCGGCCACGGGGTTGTATATGATGATCGGCGACGGCGAGGGCGGCGCGGAAGTCTATAGCGTGGCGACGAAAAAAGACCAGGCCCGGCTGGTATTCACCGAAGCGGTGAACATGGTTTCTCAGTCGCCGGCGCTGTCGAAACACATCAAAAAGCGCAAGACGGATTTGTATTTCCCTGTCACCTTCTCCAAATTCGAGCCGCTGGCCAGTGACTCAAACAGTCTGGACGGGTTGAACGTCCACAACGGCATCATCGACGAATTGCACGCAATCAAAGACCGGAACCTGTACGATGTGATCAAGCAGGCCATGAGCGCGAGGGAACAGCCGCTCTTGGACATGATCACAACGGCGGGTTTCGTCCGTGAAAACATCTTTGACAGCATTTATGACTATGCGTGCCGGGTGTTGGATGGGTTGGTTGAGGATGAGCGGTTCCTGGCATTCATCTACGAGCTGGACGACCGGGACGAGTGGACGGATTTCCGCATGTGGGAGAAGGCCAATCCCGGTCTTGGCACCATTAAAGACTATAATGAATTGGCCGCCAACGTAGAGCGGGCCAAAAATGACCCTGATTTCCTGCCCACGGTCTTGACGAAAGACTTTAACGTCCGGGACACGGTGGCCGGCACATGGTTGACATACGAACAGATCAACAATGAGGAAACGTTCACGATGGAGGAGATCAGCGACACTTACGCCGTCGGCGGTGTGGACCTTTCCAGCACCACCGATTTGACGTGTGCCACATTGTTAATCATGAAGCCCGGGAGTGAGAAAAAATATTGCTTGCAACAGTATTTCCTGCCAAGCGAATTACTGGAAAAGCGGGTTCGGGAGGATAAAATCCCGTATGATCGGTGGTATGATCGAGGGCTTTTGAAGCTGTCCGAGGGAAACAAGATCAATTATAGCGATGTTACACGATGGTTTTTGCGCATGATCGAGGAATACAGAATCCACCCGGTATGGATCGGCTATGATCCTTGGAATAGCCAATACTGGGTGGACGAAATGATCCAGCATGGATTCACGATGGAAAAGGTCCGCCAAGGGGCGCAAACCCTGAGCCAACCGATGAAGGAACTGGGGGCCGATTTGCAGGCCAAGCGAATCAATTACAACAACAATCCCATCCTGAAATGGTGTCTGACCAACACCGCAATCAAACGGGATGATAACGACAATATCCGGCCCGTCAAGGGCCAAAACCAGAGGCAGCGCATTGACGGCGCTGTTTCTCTTTTGATTGCCTACACCGTGCTATTTAACCACATGGACGATTACAGGGCGTTAATTTGAGAGGAGGTGGTGAGAAATTGAAGCAGAAACGGTCACTATTCGAGATGATCTTTGGCCGCCGACCAAAGCGGGAGCAACAAATCCAAACACAGCTTCGGATGCTGAATGGATTCGCTCCGGTGTTCACCACCTTCTCAGGCGACGCTTACGACAGCGATGTGGTGCGGGCGGCTGTGGACGCAATCGCAAGGAACGCCGCCAAATTGAAGCCGAAACATATCCGACGGGTAAACGGCCGGATCGAAGAGGTTGGATCGGATATTGAAAAGCTGCTGAGTTTGCGGCCCAATCCGTTCATGGACGCTTACACGTTTTACTATAAAGTGGTCACCCAGTTATATCTCAAGAATAACTCCTTTGTTTTCGTCGATTTTGACGAGGTTACGAAGAAAATCCGCGGGTTTTACCCGATAAACGCGGCAACTATTGAGTTTTTGGAGTATGAAGGCAGCATTTATGTCAAGTTTCACTTCATGGGCGGGCAACAGAAGGTGTTGCCTTACGAGAATTTAATCCACTTGCGACGTTTTTATTACAGGAACGACCTGTATGGCGAGCCGTCCGATCAGGCACTTTATCCCACTTTGCAATTGATCCAGACGACCGACGAGGGAATCGCCAACGCGGTCAAGTCCTCCGCATTCCTCCGGGGGATCTTGAAGTTCACCAGCATGCTCAAGCCGGAGGACATGAAGCGACAAAGAGATCTGTTCGTCCAGGACTATCTGGACATCACGAACAACGGCGGCGTGGCGGCCACGGACGCCAAGGCGGATTATATTCCATTGAACAACGAGCCGAAGATGGTCGATGACAAGCAGATGGAGGCGATCAGGAAAAAGGTCTATAACTATTTCGGGGTCAACGAGAAGATCATCCAATCCAACTACACGGAGGATGAATGGAACGCCTTTTATGAGTCCACCATTGAGCCGCTGGCGATCCAGATGAGTTTGGAGTTTACATCCAAACTCTTCACGGATGCCGAACGCAGCCGGGGGAACGAAATCATCTTTGAAGCCAACCGCTTGCAGTATGCCAGCATGAAGACGAAATTGAACCTCCGGGAGATGGTAGACCGCGGAGCTATGACGCCAAACGAATGGCGGGCAGCCATGAACCTGGCTCCGATTGAAGGCGGGGATGAACCGATCCGGCGGTTGGATACGCGACCGGTTGATGAAGGTGGCGGAGGTGAAGACGATGCCGCTGCCAGTACCGAATGAAGGCGAGACGCAGGAGGATTTTATTCAGCGGTGCATGGCGAATGAAACGATGAACAAAGAGTTCCCGGATGAAGACCAACGATATGCGGTTTGTCTGAACCTGTTTGAAAACGGAGGTGAAAGGGAGTTGGAGCGGAAGAAAGAACGCCGCTTAATGGAAGTGCGGGCGGTCCAAGAGCCGGAGCAAAACGAAATGATTGTTGAGGGCTACGCAATCCGCTTCGATGAACCCGCTGTTTTTGAAATCGGGGGAGAAGAGTACCGGGAGGTCATCGATCGCCGGGCGCTTGATAAGGCGGATATGCGGGACGTTCCGCTGAAATATAATCACTCCGACCATGTGATGATCATGGCGCGGACCCGGAACAAGACCCTTCAACTCATCAAGGATGAGAAGGGTCTTTTTATTCGCGCCAAGTTGGCGGACACGACCGCCGGGCGTGATTTGTACACGCTGATCAAGCGGGGCGACATTGACAAGATGTCATTTGCCTTCACCGTCGATTATGAGAACGACGGTGACGAGTACGACCGCAAAACCCGCACCCGAACCATCAAGCGCATCAAGAAGATCTGGGATGTAGCCGCGGTGGATACCCCGGCTTACGATACCACTTCAATCTCCGCAAGGAGCTTCTTTGAACTGGAGAGGGAGAAGGAGCGCAAGGCCCTGGAGAGGGCCGAATTGCGAAGGAGATTGATCATCCAAACTTACCTGTGAAATCAAGGAGGTTTAAACCATGTTTGAAAAGCGTTTGAAGGAAATCGAGGAAAGGAAGAAGGAGATTCGTGCTTTGCTTGAAAAAGAGGACGACGAAAAACTGAACCTGGAAGAGCTAGAACAGGAATTGCGTGCGCTCGACGAGGAAAAGGAAAGGCTCGAAAAGCGGGCGCAAATCGCAAAAGGCATCCAAGCCGGAACCGTGCCGGCCAATCCGCTCCCAAAGCCCGAAGTGAGAAAAGTCACCTTCGAGGGCATGGAGCGCGATGAAATTCTGTCCACTCCGGAATACCGTTCCGCCTACTTGAAGCGACTGCAAGGGAAGCCGCTGACCGAAGTGGAAGAGCGGGCGTTGACCACGGCGGCAGGAAGCGCGGGCGCAGCCGTGCCGACGCAAACCCTGAACATGATCATCGACAAACTGCGTCAGACCAGCGCTTTGTTCTCGCGTATCAATGTGTCCTATGTGCCGGGGAACCTGTCCCTTGTGGTGGCCGACGCCAAAAACGCGGCTGCATGGAAAGCTGAAGGGTCTGACGGTACGTCTGAAGACGACACGGTGTTGGAAGTCACTTTGACCGGCTACGAGCTGATCAAGCTGGTGGAAATCTCCGCCGCCGCTCAAGCCATGACCATTGACGCCTTTGAAGCGTACATTGCCGCCGAGATTGGCCGTCAGATGGCGATCGCCGTTGAGAATGCAATCCTCAATGGAACCGGATCCGGGCAACCGACTGGCATCTTGACGGGAGTGACTTGGGATTCCACCAACTCGTTGACCTGGCCCGCCGGCAATTCGGTGGACTATGACACGCTGGTGGACGGGCTTGCTCTGCTGCCGACGATGTACCATCAGAACGCTGTCTTTGTCATGAACCGCTCCATGCTGTTTAGCGGCGTTCGCAAGATCAAAACCCAAGACGGGCAGCCGATCTTCACTTACAACCCGCAGGATCCGGCCCGGAACTCCATCTTGGGTTATCCGGTCATTGTGGACGACTACATGCCGGATGACACCATTCTTCTGGGAGATTTCTCTTACTACTACTGGAATTTCTCCCAAGCGCCGCAGATCGAGGTTTCGCGTGAGGCCGCATTTAAGAGCGGCAAGGTGGTTTACCGTGGCCTGGCCGTTGCGGACGGGAAACCGGCTTTGTCTGAGGCGTTTGTGAAACTCGAAGAGTCTTCCGTGTAAGTTAGGGTGGCCCGGAAAGGGCCACCCCCTTTTACTCAGGAGGGATACGAGTGTTTACGGGTAAGGTCATCAAGCGATTTCGGGACAAATACACCAGGAAACGCTTTGAAGTCGGGCAGGAATACAGCCACGAAGATGAAAACCGCTTGAAGGAACTCAGCAAGCTGGGTTTTGTGGAGTATGAAAGCAGCGATAAAAAGCCCGAAAAGAAATCTAGAGTCAAGTCTAAAAAGTAGGTGGCCGTAAATGGCGCTGATTGACGATGTAAAACTGTCGCTCCGGGTGTCAGTGCCCGATTTTGATGCTGAGATCCAGGATTTGATCGACAGCGCAAAAGCCGATTTGCAACTTTCCGGGGTGGTCAGTCCAGACGAAACGGATCCGCTCATCAAGCGGGCGATCACCGTCTACTGTAAAGCCCATTTCGGCTACGACAACCCGGAAGCGGATCGGTTTCAACGGTCGTATGATCTCCTGAAAATGCACCTGGCCCTGTCTACAGACTACACGGGAGGCGGGACCAGTGAGACATAACGCTGTAATCCATCTTGTCTCGACTCAGATCGTCGAGGACGAGATCGGCAACCAGATCGAACAGGAAACGGAGCGGAAAGTTTACGCCAACGAAATGGCGGTAAACCACGCCGAGTATTACAACGCGGCGGCAGCCGGACTCCGACCGTCCAAGATTTTCGAGGTGTACACGTTTGAGTATGCCAACGAAGGAAAACTGCGGCACAACGGCGTGAAATATCGGATCATCCGAACGGAAACACGGGGCGAAAAGACTCGAATCATCTGTGAGAAGGTGGCCGGCGATGGTTAAGATTAACGGTCTAGCGGCAGAAATCAGCAAAGCACTCCAAACCTACACGGCGGAAGTCACCGAAGGGCTTGAAGAGGCCAAGGAAAAGGTGGCCCGGAACGCGGTGAAAAAGCTAAAGCGACGGAGCCCGCGGAAAACCGGTGACTATGCCAAGGGGTGGCGGGCGACAAAAATCGGGTCCGCTTGGGTGGTCCATAATGCAACCAACTACCAACTTACCCACCTGCTTGAACACGGCCACGCTAAACGGGGCGGTGGACGGGTGGCCGGTATCCCCCACATTGGGCCGACGGAAAAGGAAGCGATTCAGGAGTATTTGGAGGAAGCAGAGAGGGTGATCCGAGGATGACCTTGGCAGAGCTGGCTGCACTCCTGAAATCCACCGGCTACCCCGTCGTCTATTCGCATTTCAGCGGGGAAAACNNCTGAAATGCGAATAGACGACGGGGTAGCCGGTGGATTTCAGGAGTGCAGCCAGCTCTGCCAAGGTCATCCTCGGATCACCCTCTCTGCTTCCTCCAAATAC